TACTTCAGCAAATTCAACTAATTTTGGATTTGCATCTAATATTTTAGTTAGAAGCTCAAACTGTGAAAGACTTATTTCTTTTTCGTCTTGTGAATAAGAATAAACTTTCTCATCTGTTGCAGTAGTTAGGAGTGCCTCAACTTCTTTAGACTGTACAGGAAGGATTTTGCCTTCTGCTTTCAGTTCTTCCATGTATGAAGCGATTTTTGATTTTTTGATTTCGTCTTTATGAGCTTGATATTCTTTCATAACTTCTTCTTTTTCTTTTTGAAGTTCTGCAAGCTTTTCTTTGTGCTCATCAATAGAAATCGTATCATGTTTTTCTTCCATGATTTCACTCTCCTTTCCGTTATAGTGGTATTTGATTTCCCCTGTTCCCATATTTGTATAGAATATCAGCTCCCAATAAAGCTACTGCTTTTAGCACTCTATTGAAAGTTGAGCCGTTGGCTTTGTAGTTCCAATATATTTCACTTGAAACTCGTTTGTAGTTACCTCTCTTAATTGCATCATATACTTTCTTTGGAAGTTCCTTGAAATCAGCAACGAGTTTACTACCAACCTTATAGATTTTGGAGATATAACCAAGAGCAGGCTGTCCATCTTGCAACTCAGATTGTTCTTCATTATGTCCTAGTTTGACGGGTGGTTCAAAGCCCACATCATCAAAGTTTTCTATCATAGCATCTAGGTCCTTTTCGCTGTATCTGTCGCCATTCCAGATTCCAGTTGAAAATATTTCGACACCATTTAGGTTAAATGTTTGTTCGACTGCATTGTTTTTTTGTTCTTCTTTACAATCGCATACTTCTTTATTGTCTTCACAATCGCAGTCAGATTGTTGATAAGCACCGATTGGTCTTTTTGTATGTACATCTTTAGGTGTTATTGCCATTTTTTCTTCATCGTCATCCATCATTTCTTTGTCATCATCCATTTCGTTTTCTTTCATTTTTTCTTTTGCTTCCATATATGCATCATGGCTTTCACCAGGCATATATAACCTTATTTCTTTATCATCGACTTTGTGGATGTGCATATGTGAGCCAGTCAAACCCATAGCTTTAGCTTTTTCTTCTGCTTTCTCGGCAGTTGTATATAAATCATCCATAGCAAACTTTTCTATTTCTTCTTCAGTAAGCTTTTCTTCTTGAACCTCTGGACGAAGCATTCTCATATCTTTATCTTCATCTTTGTGACCTGGATAATGCTCCATTTCTTTGTCTTTGTCTTTACCATGTTTTCCTGGCATATTACACCTCGTTTATAACCCGACATCTCGGGCATTTTATTTCAATTCCAACAAAACCCTTGACATTTGATTTTGCTAGTAATTTATTACAATTGTAACACCTAATGTCTTGTTTTTCAAAGGAATGTACTTTAGTTAAAGTGCTATGAACAATTACTGATTGAACTTGTGTCATTTGCTACTCAGTGGATGTCCTTTCGGAAATAGGTCTGTATCGTGTTTTCCGCTTCTAAATCTTCCGTTTCTTAAAGCATATAGATATGAGTTTACCCTGGCTAAAGCCCACTGTTGTGGAGATTTAACTGTGGGTCTAACACTTCCTGGATTTGTTCTATAAGCTCCAATTCCTCTGTTATAGACAACACGAAGTGTTCTCATATTTGTTCTTTTGTTTGTACCACCGTATTTTTCATTATGTTCTTGCACTTTCTTTTTAAGTGCTGCATCTCTGGCACTATATTCTATTGCTTCTTGTTCATCAGAAGCAGGTCTATTTTCTAATTGATTTCTTTTATTTCTTGCCCAAGATTGTCCTGGGTCTCCACCCCACATTGCCCAAGCAATTCTTCCATTACTTGGATAACCCTTTTCTCCTGGTCTGAATCCTTCTGCTTTCTTGTCTACTTCGTGTCGGGAAAAGAAACTGTGCATTCGCTTCACGGTACTTGGCGACAAGTTCTCTCTGTTTTTTAATTGTGCTGCTCGAGCTATCCCAACGGCAGTGCCACCCCTTCCAAATTCTTTTCTCCATTCTAGTGCTCTCTCTCCTTCTTTAGCCATAGCCTCAGTAGGTCTTAAATCTACCTGACTATTTAAGTTAAGCACTTCTTCAGTTTCTTCAACTAATTCTTCTTTAGGTGGTTCTTCTCTATCTTCTTGTAATGGAAAGTGTAAGTTTTCTCTAATTTGATTCTGGTCTTCTGGTGTAGCATTGATAACACCTTTTGATACAGCATCAATAAAGAGCTGGTTAATTTGTAGTTTTTGGTCATCAGTCATTGGGTTAAACTGAAATCTAGGCATTGGTCTTTGACCATAATTCATCAAAACTAATCTTTTAATGAACTGTTCGTTCATAACTATTTCTTCGATATCTTGTCTTAATTTTGCTAACACAAACATGAATACATCGAAGTGTACTTGTGCTTGTGAATATGCTCCAAACTGTCCTTCGGCTACTAGCCTATCAGGGATAAGAATAGAACGAGCAATAGATTTATCATAATAATTAATTGCAGTTTTAAAGTCATCGGTTGAGCTCCTTGACGGCTCTAGGAATCCTATATCAAATTCATCCATCCTATGTGTGATAGATGTTTTGGCTGTAAGGCTGTCTAATATGTTTCTTAAATTGCCTTTCGACTGTGGGTCATTGCTTCTGTATTTACCTAAAACTGTAGGGTTGGCAAATCTTTCTAAATATATATTCCAAAACTTTATTATTGTATCTTTTGACCAATAGCCTCTATATGCAGGTCTTAGGTCAGATGTTCCATAATGATTGCCAAATTCTTTTTGATAACTAAATATTAAAAATTTATCTACAGGTAAGCTTTTTTCTAAACCGTCTACTGTTAATAGCAAACCTCTTTTTTTAAGATTAGAATATGCATCTGTCTTAAACGAATAATTATGTGGCTTTTTTGTTTTTAAGCTTTTGATTCCAATCTTGTCTTTATATTTGCCATCTTCATATTGTTGATAAACTAGCTCTGTAATTGAGAATCCATAATCAAGTGCAGATAAAACTTGAAATAAAGCATCATTCATTGAACCCTGCATGTTTTCTATTGTGTAATCTATAAAATCTGCGACTTCTTTGTCTTCATTTGAGTTGCTTGCAGGTATAATTTTGTAATTTGGAGCTAGTGTGGCAAACTTTTTTAAGGTTAAGCTAGACTTAATCATGTCGTCTGTTCGCATTTTATCTATAATTTGCATACCTTTTCTTGATATCAAATCATCAGGATTGTATGGTATGATATTATATTTAGAGTAAACCTGCGAATCTGATACAGCGAGTTCACCCATGCGAGGTTTTGGTTCTTCTTTAGTTTGAAAATGTTTTGTAAATTTTGTAATATTGTCTAGCAGTGCCATGTTCCTTTAAGTTTATTTGTTTTTACACTAAAAATCAACAGAAGCTGTAATTCTATCTCCAAAAGTTTCTGGTTCTTCCGCTCTGTACATTTGCTCGACTGGCATCTCTGCAACTGCATACCTTAAAGCATCTACTGGATGGTCAAATCCGTGAGTGTCGTAAGTTTCAATATTTCGTTTGTCTACTTGTATTTGTTGCATTGCTTTCCAAGTCAAAGGACAATCATCTGTAATATATAAACTGTTACCTTGCAATCTCATATGTAGTTGCTGTGAGCCATAAATTCTGTCGTTATTTGCTCTGTGCATCATTAATCCTTCTGACTCAAATATTTCTGCTAAGGATTCACCTGTATTTTGTCTTG